AGGGAGGTCTAGGTTTAATGAGTTTAGATTCAGCAAGAGAGGTAACCGATTCGCAAAAAGAATTACTTAAAACAGAACTAGAAAAGGCAGAACAAAAAAGAAAACTTTTAAAGCAACAAACAGCGCAGGGACGTGCAGACTTTTTACGGATGATTCAAGGTAAAATTGACCCTGGTGCAACGGCGTATCGCTCTGAGTTTAAAGCAGGTGGACCTGGAGACAAAAAGAAAACAACACCCGCATTAGATAAACCTACAATTCAAATTGACCCTAACGCACCTGTGGATCCAGACCGAAGAGACTTTATAGAAAAAGGTGCAGGACTTGGAGCATTAGGTGTAGGCTTAGCTACAGGTGCTCTAAAGTTTGGACCAGACGCTGTAAAAGCTGTAAAAAAAGTTCCACAATACTTAAAAGATGACGGGATGCCTGATTTTTTTTATAAAGTAGTAGAGGCTGTAAAACAATTTGGAGAAAAACAAAAATATAAAACAGGCATTTTAAAAGAGGATGATGTATATACATATCGTAATCCAAAAACTAAAGAATTAGTAATGGTAGAAGAAGGTCCAGAAGAAGTAAGAATTGAATTTTTCTCTGACACAGGTAATCCATCTACAATAGGCGTTAAAAAAGGTTTTACTAATAAAAAAACAAAAGAAAAAATACCCGATGAGTATTTTGAACAATCTCAAATTCGTTTCCCACAACACGGAGAAGACTATAAAGACATTGTTGATGAGGTTGCTGGAGGATATGATGATTTACCCAACATTGTAGAGGACATAATTGACATTGACTAAAATAACACTTGGCAAGAAATCAGGACCCCCACCAAAGTCAGGGCCACAACCGCAGGGGGTTGAATATAACTATAATACTGTTAAAACAATAAAATCGGAGAGAAAATTACATGGCAGAAATAGACAAGGCTCTTCCAAACGAGCCTAGAAAAACTTTAGAGATTCCTGGAGACGAAGAACTTCAAGATAAGTTAGTTGAAGCTGCAGAAGAAGTTGCAGAACAACCAAACGATGTTGAAATTACTGAGAATGAAGATGGCTCAGTAGATATTGATTACGATCCAAATGCAGTCGCACCTGAAGGTGGCGATGAACATTATGCAAACTTAGCAGAATTTTTACCTGATGATGTATTAGGAAAAATGGCCTCACAACTTTATGGCAATTACCAAGATTATAAATCATCAAGAAAAGATTGGGAAAGAAGTTACCGAGAAGGTTTAGACCTTTTAGGTTTTAAATATGACAACAGAACCGAACCTTTCCAAGGTGCGTCAGGTGCAACTCACCCTGTTTTAGCAGAAGCTGTGACTCAGTTTCAAGCTTTGGCGTACAAAGAATTATTACCAGCAGACGGACCTGTGAGAACTCAGATCCTCGGAATGCCAACACCAGATAAAGAGCAACAGTCTCAACGTGTTAAAGAATTTATGAATTATCAAATTATGGATCAGATGAAAGAATACGAGCCAGAGTTTGATCAAATGTTATTCTATTTACCTTTAAGTGGTTCAACATTTAAAAAAGTTTACTACGATGAAGTTGAAGGCAGAGCGGTATCAAAATTTGTACCGGCAGATGATTTAATTGTTCCTTACACCGCAACAAGTTTAGATGATGCAGAAGCGATCATTCATAGAATTAAAATATCCGAGAATGAATTACGCAAGCAGCAAGTCGCGGGGTTCTATAGAGATGTTGAATTAAAACCAGGTCAAGTAAGAGAAGATGAATTACAACAAAAAGAAAATGAACTTGAAGGCAGAACAAAATCAGGTCGAGATGATGATGTCTTTACCCTTTTAGAATATCATATTAATTTAGATATCGAAGGTTTTGAAGACGTAGGCGCAGATGGTTTACCTACAGGCATCAAACTTCCATACATTGTGACCATTGAAGAAAACTCTAGAGAAATTTTATCCATTAAAAGAAACTATGAAATAGGTAATCAAAAGAAAAATAAAATACAATATTTTGTTCATTTTAAATTTTTACCAGGATTAGGTTTTTACGGTTTTGGTTTAATTCACATGATTGGTGGATTATCAAGAACAGCAACTGCTGCCTTACGACAACTTCTAGACGCAGGAACATTATCAAATTTACCTGCAGGTTTTAAACAACGAGGAATCAGAATTAGAGATGACGCACAGTCAATTCAACCAGGCGAATTTAGAGACGTTGATGCACCTGGTGGAAATATCCGTGATGCATTTATGATGTTACCATTTAAAGAACCATCACAAACTCTCTTAAATTTATTGGGTGTCGTTGTAAACGCAGGTCAACGCTTTGCATCTATAGCGGACTTGCAGATAGGTGATGGGAATCAAAGCGCTGCAGTGGGAACGACAGTCGCGCTTTTAGAAAGAGGAAGCAGAACCATGTCTGCAATTCACAAAAGAATTTATGCAGCACTGAAAAACGAATTCAAATTAATGGCAAGAGTTTTCAAACTTTATTTACCACAAGAATATCCGTATGATGTGGTAGGCGGTCAAAGAATGATTAAACAGACAGACTTTGACGATAGAGTCGACATTCTGCCAGTTGCAGATCCTAATATATTCTCTCAGACTCAGCGTATCTCCCTTGCGCAGACTGAACTTCAACTGGCAGCATCGAATCCACAGATTCACAATCAGTATGAAATTTATCGAAACATGTATGAAGCACTCGGTGTAAAAAATATTGATAAAATACTTATTCGACCACAACCCCCTGTACCAAAGGACCCTGCATTAGAGCACATTGATGCTCTTGCAGGGAGACCATTCCAAGCGTTTCCTGGTCAAGATCATAGAGCACATATTACTGCGCATTTAAATTTTATGGGAACTAATATCGCTAAAAATAATCCAGTGGTTACTGCAAGTTTAGAAAAAAATATTTTTGAACACATTTCATTAATGGCTCAAGAGCAGTCTGAAATTGAATTTAGGGATGAGTTAGCACAGCTTCAACAAATGCAACAAGCGGCACAAATGAATCCACAAATGGCACAACAAACACAGATTGAAATTAAAATGTTATCTGAAAAAATTGAATCAAGAAAAGCGGTGTTGATTGCTGAAATGATGGAAGAATTTTTACAGCAAGAAAAACAAATTAGCGGTGATTTTGGTAATGATCCAGTTGCAAAACTAAGAGCAAGAGAGTTAGATCTTAGAGCAATGGAAAATGAGAGAAAAGAACGTGAAGGCGAAGACCGAATTAATCTTGATCGCATGAGATCAATGATGAATCAACAAAATCAAGACGAAAAATTAGAGCAAAACGAAGAATTAGCAAAACTAAGAGCTAATACGTCGATTGAAAAAACTATTTTGTCTAAAACATTGCCAAAAGCAGACGATATGATGGGTAATGTTGCAATTATTAGAGGAAAAAATGACTCAAACTAAAAAACAAGACCGAAAAATTGCAAAAGTGATGAGAGAGTTTAAAAAAAAGAAGCTTTCTATTGGAAAATCTGATAAAAAAGTTAAAAATAGAAAACAAGCAATCGCTATTGCTTTGCGAGAAGCAGGCGTAAAACAAAAAAGGAGCAAAAATGGAAAAACTAAATAAAATTAAAGAAGCAAAAGTTGGTGAACAAGAGATTCACATGGATCCACGTTCTAAAACAACTTACAACGCTGCTTATAATCAAATTGGTACTGGTGGACCTGAGCTAGAAGTTCAAGGACAAGGCGCAGTGCTTCCAGAAAAAAGAAGAAAATCAAAAGCGTTTTAATTATGTGGTTATCGGCAATAAAATTAGCGGTTTCTGCTGGCAGTAAAATTTATGCCAACAAGCAGCGAACAAAAATGGCAATGTCGGATGCACAGCTTATGCACGCACAAAAAATGGCTCAAGGCCAGGAAGCTTACCAAGGAAAACTTTTAGAAGCTAGACAATCGGACTGGAAAGATGAGGCGGTTTTGATAATTCTCTCAGCGCCCATCGCAATTTTGGCCTGGGCAGTCATATCTGATGACCCAACCGCAATGGATAAAGTAAAATTGTTTTTTAAAATGTTCTCAGAGCTTCCGACGTGGTTCACAAATTTGTGGATCCTTGTAGTGGCGAGCATATATGGTATAAAGGGAACACAAATATTTAGAGGAGGAAAAAAATAATGGCAAATCCAAGATACAATCAACAAGTAACAAATAGACGTGGCGCTATGAATGGTGGACGTATGAAAAAAATGGGTGGAGGCATGATGAAAAGAAAAATGCTGAAATCAGGATCAAAACCGGATTTTTTAGATTTAGACAAAGATAAAAATAGAACAGAGTCTATGAAATCTGCAGCTAAAAGCATGAAAAAAAATCCAATGATGAAGGCTAACAAAAAAGAAAAAGCAGGAATGAAAAGAGGAACTGGTAAATTAAACGAAGGTCTTAGAAAATTTTTAGCAAAAAAAGGTAACAAGTAGTGTTGAAAAAAATTAAAAATAAAATTTGCGAAATTGTTTGCAAGCTATTTGGTATTACACCATGTGTTTGTGATCACGATTGTGATTGCAAAGATAAAGCGAGTAAACAATAATGACTAAACTTTGTCCTAGAGGTAAAGCCGCAGCCAAGAGAAAATTTTCTGTGTACCCCTCAGCATATGCGAACGCCTACGCCAGCAAAATTTGTGCAGGTAAAATTAAAGATCCATCTGGTGTAAAGAGAAAAGATTTTAAAGGACGTAAAAAAGCAGCAGGCGGTGGATTAATGGAAGCCACTGAGAGATTAAGAAGACAGGGATTAAAAAAGGGAGGCATTGCAACCGGTTGCGGAAAAGTAATGTCGAATAGAAGAAAAGTAACAAAGGTTTTTTAGAGCCATGGCTAAAAACGGTCTTGATAAATGGTTCAAACAAAAATGGGTCGATATTGGCTCAAAGAAAAAAGATGGATCTTTTTCTAAATGTGGAAGATCAAAACAAAAAGCAGACGCAAAACGTAAGTATCCAAAATGTGTCCCACTTGCAAAAGCAAGAAGCATGTCAGAAGGACAAAGACGTTCCGCTGTAAAAAGAAAGAGAGCAGTAGCTCAAGGCGTTGGTGGTAAACCAACAAATGTAAAAACAATTGTGAAAAGAACAAAAAAAGCAAACGGTGGACCAGGAGGAACAACAACTCCATACTTTGGTAGATCAATCAAAGGAAGTTATGGCGGTGTAGAATTATCAAATCCATCTTACAGAAAATATTATAAAGGACTAATTTAATGGGAAAAACTTACGATATAGCAGGTGTTGGAATTGTAAAACTTTCTGATTTTGAAAATCTAGTAGGTAAAATGTCTTCTTCTCAATTAAGAAGTTTAAGTAATGATTCACTGCCTGATCCAATTATGGCAGTTATAAAAGATGAATTAAATAAAAGAGGTAAGAAAAAAGGTGGTTTAATTGAAAAGCCAATGGGAGCTGGAGGAAAATAATGGCAAGAAGAGATAAGATGCCAGCAAGAAACAAGAAGAACTTCAGGCCTACAAAGGCCGGAGCAGGCATGACACGAGCCGGTGTCGCTGCCTATAGAAGAAAAAATCCCGGTTCAAAACTACAAACAGCGGTCACAGGCAAGGTCAAACCTGGATCAAAAGCTGCAGCTAGACGTAAATCATATTGCGCTAGATCGGCCGGACAAATGAAAAAATTCCCCAAAGCAGCAAAAGATCCTAATTCTAGACTACGCCAGGCTAGAAAAAGGTGGAAATGCTAACATTTGAAGATCTAATAAAAAAACTTAGAAAAGAATTGAGAGACAATTACCAAGCGGTAGGTGACTCAATGATTGCAGGAAATGCAAAAGATTACGAACAGTACAAATATATGTTAGGTCAAGCGCATGCTTACCAATCTATGGATCAAGCATTAACAGATATACTTAATCAAAACGATAAAAAGGAGAAACAAGATGAGCGAAAAGCTGATAACGTCATCGAATTCGGAAGAAGTTCCGAAGACTAGACTTGCACTTGAAGAAAAATTTAAGAAGCAAGATAAAGCGGAAGTAGACGCGTATGAGCGTTTAAAAACAAAAGAAGAAACTAAACTTCCTAAACCTACGGGTTGGAGAATGATTGTTCTGCCATTTAAAATGCCAGAAAAATCTAAAGGAGGTTTATATTTTGGACAAGAGACTTTAGAAAAACAACAAGTGGCATCCACGTGTGGACTCGTTCTTGCACTAGGACCACATTGTTATGACAAAGAAAAGTTTCCTGAAGGACCATGGTGTAAAAAAGGTGACTGGGTTATCTTTGCACGTTATGCAGGTTCTAGGATACAAATCGATGGAGGCGAGGTAAGAATATTAAACGATGATGAAGTTCTCGCATCTATTGAAAACCCAGAAGACATACTTCATCAATATTAACATAGGAGGAAACTATGCAAGTAGAAGAAAACAAGACAGTTGACATTGATACTTCCGGCCCAGATACTGAGGTCGAATTAAAAGAAGATCAAACAACTAATATTGCTCCAGTTGAAGAGACTGAAGAGCCTGTAGTTGCTGAGACTCAAGAAGCCAGCAGCGAGCCACAAGAGGCTAGCAGCGAGCAGCAAGAGGCTACGAAGAAAGAAGAAAAGAAAGACGAATTAGAACAGTATTCAGAAAGCGTTCAAAAAAGAATTGCAAAACTAACAAAGAAAATGCGTGAAGCTGAAAGGCAAAAAGAAGAAGCTATTAAGTTTGCGCAAACTCAAAAAGAACAAAAAGAAGATTTAGAAAAAAGATATAGCACTCTAAATACATCTTCTTTTGAAACAAAAGAAATAAGCATTAAATCTGGTATCGAAGCTGCTAAAGCTAAATTAGCGACAGCGAGAGAAGCAGGTGATATGCAAGCTGAAATCGAAGCTCAACAAGCTGTTGCTCAATTAGCATATGCTCAAGCTGAGTTAGATACTCAAAAGAAAACAATGGAACAACAATCAAAAGAGCCTAAAGTTAAAGAAAAGACTTTAGAACAAACTGTTGCTCCTCAAAGACCTGATCCAAAAGCTGAAGCATGGGCTGAAAAAAATTCATGGTTTGGACAAGATGAGGTTATGACTTATACAGCAATGGGGCTGCATAAGAAATTAACTGACGAAGAAGGCTATGATCCTCGTTCAGAAGAATATTATGCTGAAATTGATAAGCGAATAAGGCTTGAACTTCCGCATAAATTTGATAAACCAGAGTCAACGGAAACGGTTAAACCTGTGCAACAAGTAGCGTCAGCGACGCGAAGCACGAAAATAAGCCGCAAAACTGTGAGACTCACGCCGTCTCAAGTTGCAATCGCTAAAAAATTAGGTGTGCCACTTGAAGAATATGCGAAACAATTAAAACTCACGAAGGAGGCATAAGCATATGGAAAACGATAATAAAAAAACCTCTCGTGCGAGCCAAACTAGGGAAAAACAATCCAAACCCAAAGTATGGACTCCACCGTCTGCTTTAGACGCACCCCCAGCGCCAAATGGATTTAGGCATAGATGGGTAAGAGCTGAAAGTCTTGGATTTCAAGACACAAAAAATGTGTCGGG